GTGTGGCTGGTGGGATTTGAACCCACATATGCAATGCACCCAAAATAGGGCAAACTTTGGGCAGCGGCTCTACTCTCCCATCTAAAAAGACAAGATGTTGTTATTGCGAGTATGGGCCTCACAAGCAAGAGAGCCTTCCTCTTAAGCTACAGCCACATAATAGGTGGGACGGGCCGGACGCTACCCCGGCTAACGGCCCCAGGAGTTGCCTTGGCTCTGCCTCGGTTTCCCGATATTTGAGTGCGGGTCTGCTTTCCCCGCCGCCGTCCCATAAAATAAATTAAACCCGCCAATGATCCGGGCCAATTGTAATATAAGCCTCTTTAAGGGTATTTCGTATGTTCTTTGCTTCTTCTTTCTTTTCAAAATATTGGGGGCTATCTTGCCCTTGCGGAAACGAACAGCAAATAATCCCTTCATTTGTTTTCTCCACGATTATGAAATGAATTAAAACAGGGGGCTATTTCTAACCCCCTGTAATCACGCACACAAACACACACAGGATATACATTTTAGCGCATATATACCTCTCATCCCCGCTAGGGGGCTTATTACGTCAGGTTACTAATGAATTAGGTACGGGACCAGTTTAACCCTAACTGGAAAGGGTATAGAAGCTTATGCGACTATACTGGCCCTGCTATCCCGTTTTGCTGCGGGCAACCGGAGTGTGGGGGGAACATCCCCATAGCCTTTCAGCATATCAACCCGCCGTAGCAGGAAGCCACACTTTAATACATTTCCACTATAATCCCTTGGGAAAACAATGAAATAAGCCCAAAATAAAGGCCCACTGCTATTAAGCAAGCGAGCCATGTTGGAATGTCATAAAAAGAATACATATTAACCCCCATATTATTCCCTAGAGGCATGAGCTGAAACCGTACTACTCCCCGTCTAAGGGGAAATTAGGCCGCCGATGCCACCTTGTTCGGTTCGGCAACCGTTGTCGAAGTGACGTTATCGTTGGTTTCCGTGATGGTGAGCTTCTTACCAGCGGCGACGGCATCTTCGACATGCCGCAGCAACATGCTCAACTGCATGATGGCGAGAGAGGCCTTATCGCTGGTAGCGTGGTACTTCGGCTTGCCGTCCTTGTTCACCTTGCTGAATTTGTTCAGGGTGGCGCGAACGGCCTTAAAGACTTCCGCTTGGCCGAAATTGATAGTTTCGGCTTCCGGCGCAAAGTCCCAGAAATCCACCTTCAACGCACCTTCCAGGTTAGGCTCGATGGCTTCGGGCGACTTATCCTTGGTCAAGATATAGCCGGTCTTGATGCTTCCGGCCACGGCCAAGGGATAGAAAGCCTTCATCCATTCGACGAATGCCGTCTTGCGAAGGTAGTTGATGGGCATGGCATCGACAAACTTTTGGGCATAGGAAAGGTTCCCATGCTTGCAAGCATGCTCGATGGCCATATGGGAAAGAACACGGGCGAGGTCCATACTCGATGCCGTGGCTTTTTTGAAATCACCCAAGAGACGATCAAACTTGTTGCCGTCGCTTTCTTGGGCGCTGGCCGCAGGGGCCGGGCCTTGGTTGTTCTTGGACATGATGCTGTCTCCGTTATCTGCTGAAACAACGGCGTCAGCCCATGCCACTAGGGACATAGGAAAAAACGATATGGAACATTGCCAATTGTGGCGGATAGTCTAAGCTATCGGCCCAATTATCCTTATCAATAAGGCTAATCCACGCAAGAGAACCCCGAAAGGAACCCTTGACTAATAGTTTCACCCTAAGGCTTCAGATAAGCCAATTCTCTGCCATGGCACACTTTCCGGCATACGCGGCCAGGCGCAATCGCCACCTGGTACAGTGTGCAAGCCATTCATCCAGACAGTCTTATGTCTGTACCCGGAAACGGCCTTGTCTGCCGCCTATCAATGGGCACCCATAGCCCATTGAAAACCGTGGCAATGTAAATTGTTCGTCGGGGCAATAGGTGCCCCGTTAGACTGGCCTGTTAGGACCAGCCTAGCGTGAAACCCTGTTAACCCCTAACCCGTTGCTTAGCGAGTACAGACAGGTGGGTCTGCCAGCGCCAATCCCATTTAAAGGACGGCTTTCCAACTGGAACCCGCCTAGCTAGAATGTTGCACGATGAACCCATATAAACGTGTTCACCAGCCCGCAACACTCGCGCTTTCTTGGCACGTTCCTCTTTCTGACGTTCCCGTAGTCTGGCTCGCCCATGCTTATCATAGCGCATGAGAAACCCTTTTTACGGTGGCCACGGCGTTACCCGGAACACCCGGAACATGGCACCCCAACCGTCGCAAAAGCCGGGCCAACCTTGTTAACCTATTGATATTGCTAGGTAATATTATATGCAGGATTGCGGCTACCTGGAAAAGGGCTAACCCATTGATATTGTTGGATATATTATATTGAGTGTTATCAATGGGTTAGACGATATTGCCTAGAATGTAGGCAACGGCATGATGAAAATATGGGCACACTCGGAATAGTCCTTTGTTATCAATAGGTTATACTGCTTAGAATGTAGGCATTAGTTTGCGGGGTATGTACGTGGTGGCGCTGTCTTACCCCTCTAACTGCCCTACTCCTGCTGTACAAAACCTGGGAACTACACCGTGGCCGGTGTACAATCTTTCCCGCACGACCGACTTGGGGGGCACTCCCCCGGGGTCGGACAAGGGGAGGGTGGTACCAAATCTCCCCCAAGTTTGTGACAAATTTTCTCAGAAAAATATATAATGAAATCAACTACTTAAAAAATAAAAAAAATATTTTGTCACAATTTCCTTTTTCTGGAGTATTATATATATAGACATTAGCTTTAGCTAGCCACCACTATATCGAAACATAGTTGCTATTTTACCTATATCTTATACAGATATAATATACATAATAATTAATCGAACGCATCGGGGTAGATAGAGGTTATGGGTTTAATACTAACACCAGATAGTCTTAGAGCAGCATATGAATACCTAAGAACAACTAAACCTTTTAATAAATGGCATCTTCCGCCTGCTGAGGCAGTAGAGATGATAGTGAGTCGGAAGACAGATATCCGGGGTGAATATCAGAAAAAACAAAAACAACATAAAATCTTTATTTCAGATCATGCTGTCGGGGCCACTGATGTAGTGATGCGAACAATGGCGCATGAGATGATACATATGGCACAGAATATAAATAAAACAGAAACAGGTAATACAATTCATAATAAAGATTTCTATCGCCGGATTGCTCTAGTAGCTAAACATCATTGTTTTGACCCTAAATGGTTTTAATAGGAAATAGGAAATGAAAAAACTATTAGCAATATTATTTACAGGCTTTCTCCTATTTAGTGTAAACACATATAGTTTCGCCAGTACATTAAAGTATGGCGACGGTAAGTGTGTTTCCTTTGAAGAGGCTATGGAGTTTGTTGAAGAGACATCGCAGGTAAAGAGCCGGGGGTATTACACCCTATCGCAGCTTAACAGTGATATTTATGCTATCTTTGCTTTTGACCAGAGCGGTGATCCTGTTTTTCTAACTACCACTGTTATTAAGATTGGGGTCAGTGATGGTGGCACTGTGGCCTTTATCGCCTTCCTGAATGGCGATTGTATTGTTGGGCATGCTTTCATGGACACTGTTTCATTGAAGAATATTTTTGAAATATTAGGTATTGTAGAAGATATTGATCTTTCTCCCTCGCCGGGAGTATAAGGTTGTAAACATGGCCTATATTAATCAAGACCCTGAATGGAAGACTATGACCGCAGACATAATTATTGTGGCAGATAGCGACCCACAGCCAACAGGCTTGCTTGATGTTAATGGTAATAAACTATTTCGTATAAAAGATACCATTCCGTTTGGTTTTCAAGGAAAGAATAATGGCTCTCACTGCTAAACGCCGTAAGATGATTGACTCCTACATGAAATGCTTTAATAAGAAGCAGGCCATGTTAGATGCAGGGTATAGTGTTAGTATGGCTACCACTAGCGCAGCTTCAGTATTCAATGATCCGGCAGTGGCAGGTGAGATACAGCGTAGGCAGAACCTTGCCACCTATAGAGCTGATGTTTCCCTGGATTGGATTGTAGATAAGTTAAAGGCTATACTGGATGCAGATATCGGTGAGATGCTAGACATCTACGCTGATGGTTCTGCTCGGTATAACTTTAACAAAATGACCCCTGCCCTTCGTATAGCCCTTTCTAAGTTTCAGGCACACGAATATACAGAAGGGCGGGGTAAGAATGCTGTGACGGTAAAAGCCCCTAGAGTTGAGTTTGCTGATAAGATTAGGGCCGCAGAGCTTCTTATTCGCCACTTAGGCCTGTCTAAAGAAAAACAAGCTGTCGAGCTAAGTGGGGAGGTGAGCTTGGTTGAGCAGTTACATAAGGGACGCTCCCGAGCGGGACTGGTTGGTGGGGACTCTATTGACAGCAAGGACGAATAAAGTATGCTCTCTCCTGAGAGGCAGCTAGCAGAAGATATCTCTATTTTCTATGCAGACCCCCTTGGGTATGTTATGTATGTCTTCCCGTGGGGGGAAGATGACGCCACTAAGCAGGTTAAGCTTGTAGAACCTTGGAAGAGCCGGTATGCGTGTGAATATGGCCCGGATGCATGGGCTTGCGAGTTCCTTGACGATCTTGGGGAAGAGATTAAGAAAAGAGGATTTACCGGGCGGGCTAGTGTTGATCCTATCCGTTTTTCTACTGCTAGTGGGCACGGGATTGGGAAGTCTGCTCTTGTCGCTTGGCTTATAAAGTTTATTCTAGATACCCGCCCCTATAGCCGTGGTGTGGTGACAGCCAACACTTCTGAGCAGCTTCGTACTAAGACATGGCCGGAACTTGGTAAATGGAATAGGCTTTCTCTCACTGCTCACCTATACGACTATTCTTCAGGTAAGGGGAGTATGTCGCTCTCTAGGAAGGGCTTTGGGCGTGAGTGGAGCTGTGAGGCCCAGACTTGTCGGGAAGAGAATGCAGAGGCCTTCCAGGGCCTTCACGCAGCCAATAGCACGCCATTCTTTATCTTCGATGAGGCTTCAGGTATTCCTAATAAGATTTGGGAAGCCAGAGCAGGTGGGGCGACAGACGGGGAACCAATGTCATTTGACTTCGGGAACCCCACTCGTAATACAGGATACTTCTTTGAGAATTGTGTTGGTAAGTATTCTGAGCGATTTAATGTAAGAAGTATTGATAGTCGATCTGTTCAGATAACAAATAAGAACCTTTATAATGAATGGATGGAAGACTACGGAGAAGACTCAGATTTCTTTAAGGTGAAGGTGAGAGGGATATTCCCCTCTCAGAGTAGTGTTCAGTTTATTAATGGCGATGATCTGGAAGACGCTATTAAGAGAAATACGGTGAATGATCCCGGGGCTCCTGTAATTATTGGTGTTGACGTAGCCAGATTTGGCGATAATGATACAGTTATTTACCCGAGGATAGGATATGATGCGCGTAGCTTCCCGTATAAAAGATATAACGGATTAAGTGGGCCTCAAGTTGCGGATAGGGTGATTGAAACTATACAAGAGTTCTTGCGCCTTGGTAAACGAAACATCTCTTTATTCGTCGATGGTGGCGGCCTCGGAGCTGGGCCAATTGATATATTAAGGCAGCTCGGCTATAACCCCATCCCTGTTGATTTTGGAAGCCGCCCCACAAGTTCTAAGTATCGTTTTAAGGGCGATGAGATTTGGGGGAATATGCGAGATGGTCTCAAGTATCTCAGTCTTCCAAATGATGATGCCCTAAGAGAACAACTATTACAGCGGCAATATGCTTTTACTATCGCAGGGAAGATTAACCTGGAAAGTAAAAGAGATATTACCAAGCGGGGCGGAAAGAGCCCTGATATTGCAGATGCCCTTGCCCTCACGTTTTCTTCGCAATTGGCGAGAGATGATGTAGGAGTGGGCAAGAGACTTTCATACAAATATGAATATGACCCATTAACGGATAAGAGATAGATATGAGTTTCTTTTCAGCGCCAAAGATGCCCGCTCCACCGCCCCTGCCCCCCGCTCCCCCGCCTATTCCCACTCCGGTTGATCCGGCGATTACGGGTGTGCGGGAGAATATTCGTAGGCGGCAAGCTGCTAGTGGTGGTCGGGGAAAGACAATTGCTACAAGTGCACAGGGCCTTTCAACAGAAGCACAGACAACTAATAAATCCCTCTTAGGACAATAATATGGACCTTGAAAAAGGGAATATTACTTATTACAATAATCAGCTATCCCAAATGGATACTGAGCGCCAGAGCTTTATTACGCATTATAAAGATTTACAAGAGTTCGGTAGCCCGCGTAGAGGACGATTCTTCGATCAAGACAGGAACCGTGGTGAGAAGCGACACCAATCCATTATTAATAATATAGCTATTCAGTCGCTTCGTACTGGCACTGCGGGTATGTTGAACGGTACGATGTCTCCTTCTCGGCCCTTCTTTGCCTTAGAAACTTTTGATCCCGACCTAATGGAAGCTAGGGATGTTAGACCTTTTCTCTACAAAACAGAAATGCTCTTACGGACCATCTTAAACGAGAGTAATTTCTATAATATGTCTCCTGTGTTTTTAAAAGAGCTGTTATTATTCGGCACTTCCCTAATGACACATGTTGATGATTTCGAGGATGTCGCCCGGTTCTACACCCATACAGCAGGTTCATACTATCTACGACAAAATGATCGGCTAGAGATTGATGGCTTTGCCAGGAAATTTGAATGGCCCTGTCATCAAATTGTGGGTAAGTTTGGGGAAAAGAATGTTTCAACCGCAGTAAAGCAAGCCTATTCTACAGGAAATTATCATAAGTGGTATCCTGTTGTACATTTTGTTGAGCCGAATGAAGACTATTCCGAAACAGGAAAATTCGCTATAAAGAAGAAATTTTCGAGTGTCTATTATGAACCGGGCAATAATGGTGTAGATAAGACGAAGTTTCTCTCTAAGGGCGGATTTGACTCCTTCCCGGCATATTCGGTAAGGTGGGATGTAACAGAGGGTGATATTTATGGGGTGGATTGCCCCGGTATGACAGCCCTTGGTGATATTAAACATCTTCAAATAGAAGAGAAGCGTAAGGCCCAGGCAATTGATAAGATGGTGAACCCCCCGCTTAGTGGTCCACCGAGTATTAGAAATGTAGCTGTTAGTGGGATGGATGGGGGGCTCACCGTTTATGAGGCTGATGCTCAGAAACAAAAACTAGAACCCATCTATCAGGTTGATCCACGTTTGCAAGAACTTCGTTTAGATATGGATGCCGTAGAGAGAAGGATTAAGGGTGCTTTCTTCGTTGATCTATTTCTAGCGATTACGGATATGGAGGGTATCCAACCGCGTAATCAGTTGGACCTTGCCCAAAGAAATGAAGAGCGGCTTATTCAGCTAGGCCCGGTTCTTGAGCGGTTGCATAGTGAATTTCTCTCTCGTTTAATTGATAGGCTCCTTGCTCAGGCAATTAAGGCAAACCTACTGCCGCCAATACCGGCAGCTTTAGCGGGTACAGATTTACGGGTAAGGTTCATCTCAACTCTAGCTATGGCACAACGAGCAGTTGTCACTTCAGATATTGAACGTTTAACTACTTTTGTCGGTACTCTCGCCAGCTTTAATCTTCCGGTTGATAAGTTTGATGCGGACCAAGCGATTGATGAATATAGTCGGGCTATTGGTATTCCGCCTAAGATTGTATTAAGTGATGATGAACTGGCCACCCGTAGACAGGAGAAGGTTAAACAACAGCAACAGGATCGCATGTTAGCAATGGCAGAGAGTGCTTCTAAGTCGGCTAAGAATGTTGCAGATGCTTCTCAAGCAACCACTGCCCCCGATAACCTTTTAGGACAGGCAACAAATAATGCCGGAGCTTAAAGAAGAAGTTAATGTCGGTGATGAAAAGCAAGTTAAGAAACGAAAGAAAAGTGTAAAGCTTATACGAGAAAATGAACTTGAAGAAATACGACAAATTTTAGCTTTCCCTTTTGGTAGGCGGTTCTTAGGTCGTCTTCTTGGAAGGTGTCATTTAAATCATACAGTGAGTCATCATAATTCATTAGATGCTGCGCGGCTTTCTGGTGAACGTGATGTTGGTCTTTGGCTCCTAGATGAGATAAATACAGCGGATAAACGTGGATATATTAAACTAGTGTTAGAAGCAGAAAAGAGAGAGATTGATGGCTGATGAAACCCTAGTCACAGAAAAAACTTCTCCTGAAGATGTAACGCAGGATGAAGATGAGAAGAGCCTTCTTTCTGGTGAAGAGAAGAAAGAAGAAGAAAAATCAGACAAAACCGACAAGGCTGAGGACGGCAAAGCCGACAAGGCCAAGGTTGGTGCGCCTGATAAGTATGAAGATTTTAACATCCCGGAAGGTATGGAACTTGATAAAAATCTTCTAGAGGAAAGTCTTCCAGTCCTAAAAGAACTGGGTCTGTCACAAGAACAGGCACAGAAGTTAGTTGATCTACAGGCCAAGTATTCGGTAACGAATGCTGAACGCGCTGCGAAGGCTTGGAAAGATACAATTGATACATGGACTAAAGAGACAAAGGCAGACAAGGAATATGGCGGGTCCAATCTGAATACAACTTTATCAAGCGCGAAAGCGGTTATTAAGGAGTTTGGAAACGACAAGTTCGTTGAGATGCTCGATTTTACTGGTATTGGTAATCATCCTGAAATGGTCAGGTTCTTACATAAGATCAGTAATCAAATGAAAGAAGATGGTATTCTACACGGGGCAGCAGCCGGTGGGAAAAATAAAGACCCCGCCAAGGTTATGTTCCCGAGTATGAACTAACTAGGAGATTTAAAGTATGGCTACTTTAAGTGCTACAAATCCAACTTTGCTCGACTTGGCAAAGAGAACTGACCCGGATGGTAGTATCGCCACCATTGTTGAAATCTTGAACGAGACGAACGAAGTTCTTGATGATATGACTTGGGTGGAAGGCAATCTACCGACTGGTCATCGTACTACAATTCGTTCTGGTATTCCTGCTCCGACGTGGCGCAAGTTGTACCAGGGCGTTCAGCCGACCAAATCGACCACAGTGCAGGTCACTGATAACTGCGGTATGCTAGAAGCGTATGCAGAAGTTGATAAGGCTTTGGCTGATCTAAATGGTGCCACCTCTACTTTCCGCTTGTCGGAAGATAGGGCCTTTATTGAAGGCATTAGTCAGGAACTCGCTGACACACTGTTCTTCGGTAATGAAGGCACGGAACCAGAAGCGTTTACTGGTCTGGCTCCGCGTTTCAACCTCACTACTGCCGAGAATGGTGATAACATCATCAATGGTGGTGGTTCAGGTAATGATAATGCTTCGATCTGGCTAGTTGTTTGGGGTCCCAATACCGTTCATGGTATTATCCCCAAGGGTTCAACTGCTGGTTTGAAAATGACCGATAAGGGTGTTGTGACTATCGAAGACGTTGATGGTAACAATGGCCGTATGGAAGCCTACCGTACTCACTATCGTATGGATGCTGGCCTCACTGTCCGTGATTGGCGCTACATTGTTCGTATTGCCAACATTGATCGTAGTGCACTGGTCATTGACTTCACCTCGGGAACGAAGACGTTCTCTGGTGGCGCAAACCTGCCTGATCTAATGTTCCAGGCTACCCGTTTGGTTCCGAACCTTAATGCCGGTCGCCCGGTCTTCTATATGGATCGTACGACTGCTTCATTCGTTGCTCGGCAGAAGGCCGCACTTGGTCTTGAGAGCTATGCAACGGCTGATACGGTTGCCGGAGTTAATCGGTATACTGAGTCCTTCAATGGTATCCCGATGCGTCGTACTGATGCGTTGGCCGCCAACGAAGCAACTGTCAGCTAATAGGAGATAAGTATGATTTTAGACGACAGACTAGAGTTTGCTGACGCTACTTCCGTTGGCACACCCAATAACACTACCGTCAATTGTGGCGATATTGTAAATACAAGTGTTGTTAGAGACGTAGGCGCGGGACAGCCGCTTTACTTGGTTGTCACTGTAGATACCGCTATTACGGGTACAACTTCTACAGTTGCGTTCCTACTTGTTTCTGACAGTACGACCACTATTGCTACTGATGGTACTGCTACTAAACATATTGAAACGGATGCTATTGCAGAGGCCTCGCTCGTTGCTGGCTATACAATGGTGGTTCCGCTTCCGTCTGTTAATCCTGCATACGAGCAGTATTTGGGCTTCCAGGTGAAAGAGACTTCGGGTAATGTACTGACTGCCGGTAATGTCAATGCCTTCCTCACGCTCGACCCGCATGGTTGGGCCTCAACTGCCGATGCGACAAACTAAGGGAGCAATAGATGTTTAAGACTTTTAAAGGATGGGCTGTAGCAGCGGGACTTGCTGCTACTCTCCTGTTCTCTGTTCCTGCTTATGCAGGTTTTGGTTACAAAGTTGACGCGGCTACTGTCGGTGACGTAACCACGACTGCCTGCACTACAGGTGATAATCAGACCGTTTCCGGTTTTGGTAACGGCGTTAGCATGGATCAGGTTTGGGACTTGCAGAAAGAAGTGGGTTCCAAGGGTTCTGGTTCATGGGAGACCGTTCAGAGTATGAAGGACGTTTTCCCAACTGCTAATGGCGCGGCTGCGGTTGGCGGTATCACTCAGTATATGCGCTATGTTTCCGAGAAGCCTGCTTGCTATCGGTTGTTCATGCGTACAGATGGTGGTGGTACAGCTCAAATCCAGCTAGTCACCAACCGGGATGCGCCAACTCCGTTCCCCGGTACTGCGACACATGTTCGCTGGTTCGATGATATGGCCCACGGCACACTCCCCATAACCACTACGCACGATGGCAATACGCCTTCTTATATCGTGCATCATGGCGCGGGTAACGGTGCAGTGTTGTCGGTTATCGAGGGTGAGCCGGAAGGCACACTCACCTTTAGCTCTGGCGATGCCGGTGACGATACCGATGCTTCTACGGGCAGCTATGGTCTCTTGACTATGGGTGGTCTTGTTAGCACCGGGACAATGGCAGTAGAGTTTCGTATTGCTATGAGTCAGATTACGGATGCTGCAATGGGCGTAGGTCTTGTTGACCTAATCTCTGCGGCTACCGAAATCGAGCCGTTCCAGGCGAATACCAACGTGGTAGTCGAGGGTGCGGTTACTTCAGTCTCTAATGCTGCTGCTATCGGTTTTGATACAGACAGTAACGACGCACAGGGCGATTTCTGGTTGGCCTATTCAAACAATGCCAACACGCTCGGTAATGCGGCTGATGAATATTCGCTTGGTGCCGGTGGAAAAGCCCCGGTAGCTGCGACCTATTCAGTCCTTCGTGTTGAGATTGACTCAACTGGTGACGCCTTCTTCTATGTTGATGGCGTGCTAGAAGGAGCAGAGCCGCTTGCGGTTGCGACAACTGCCGTTCTTATTCCGTATTGGTGGGCTTGGTCCCCCGATGACGGCACGGGTACGGTGAACAAACTTCATATCGACTACATTGATTTTTGGTCACCCCGTGTAGGCACGGTTAGCTAAACTGTTTGAGAGAGGCGGTAGGGATTTCCTACCGTCTCCCTCACTTTTATTCAGGAGAATTATATGGCTACTGTAAGTAGCACTTTTACAGCGGCAGGTGTTTCTTCCAGCCTTAAACTAGGTAAAAAGGGTGAAGCGGTTACAGTTGCCTTATCAGGAACATATGCTGCTGTTGTTCAATTAGAACGTGCTTTAACCCCCGAAGGAACTGCTTGGGAGAAAGTCGGGCCAACGGCGAATACAACCTGGAATACGGCCAATGCTACAGTTTCTTTCCTTTATACGGCAACCCAAGATAATGAGAGTTTACGTTTAAATGCCACCACCGTTACTAGCGGTACGGTGACATATACGCTTAGTGACTCAGCTAGAGTTGTTGAGACACTTGTGGATGAAGATGGAAATGTTGTATTCCAGATTGATGAAGCAGGCGCTATCTCTTCTGCTCTCACCTTTAGTGGCGTTCTCACGCAAACAGGGGCTAATACCCATTCAGGTGTTGAGACCCACAGCGGAGCTGAAACCCATAGCGGAGCTGAAACCCATAGTGGTGTGGAGACACACTCCGGGGCTGAAACCCATAGTGGGGCTGAAACACATTCTGGTGTAGAAACGCATAGTGGTGCGGAGACCCACAGTGGGGTTGAAGATTTTTCTGCCGGGCTTTTAGCGCCAGAGATTATTCTATCTATTGCAGATAATACCGATACACTATCATTAACGGCTGCTGCCCATGCGAATAGAACATTATTGGTGTTAGATGCCAGTCTCGCTATCACCTTACCAGAGGCTACCGGAACAGGTGATCGGTATAAGGTTGTACAAGGCATTGCAGCCACAAGCTCTACATTTGTAACAGCGGATACAGCTAACGCTGGTTTTTATGGTATGTTAAATGTTCTCGATACGGATGATGGAACGACATTAACTTCGTGGGGAGCAGTTCCCGGAACAAGTGATACTATCACATTTAACGGAACATCAACTGGTGGTAAAATTTATGACCATGTTGAGTTTGTTGATATTGCGACTGATGCGTGGCTTGTTTCTGGTCAGATTTCACAGTCTGGTGGTGCTGAAGCTACTCCGTTTAGTTCGGCAGCGTAACGTAGTTTAATAGAAAGAGGTAAGCATGTTAGTTGAACTCAAGAGCACTTGGTTCGCTCCGTCTGAAGTTGTGCAGAAAGATAAAATTCAGAGTATCTCTGGTCGGCGCTATAAGAAAGGTGTACATGAGATACCTGATGAATTAAAGAACCTTCTCCCTAAGAGTGCTAAAGTTTTAAGAAGCAAACCGAAAGAAGAAGAGAAGCCCAGCGATGATCTAAAGGATTATGACATGGATCGTAAAGCTTCTGACGACCTTATTAAGAAGCTTGATGTAGTTGAGCAGACACTTACAGAACGTCGGCGGGAACAGATGGCTAAAGCTCGCGCCGCTAAGAAAGAAAAAGAACTAGCCCCGAAGGAGTAAAGAATGGCTATATCGAAAGTTTTAATAGCCAATCTAGCCATCTCGAAGATTGGACATGATAGTACCATTGAAGCCCTTGATGAGGATAGCGCACAAGCAAACGTTATTAATCTTTGGTTTGACCAAGCCCTTACTATGGCTTTGGCGGCGTTTAATTGGAGCTTTGCAAGGAAGAGGTTGGCATTAGCTGCTCATGGGGACAGTCCTTCTGATGACTGGGGTTATCGTTATCAGTATCCCAGTGATTGTGTAAAGGCACGGTTTATTTTTAATCCAACTGGTATTAAAGAAGAACCTGTTCCTTTTGATGTAGAGCAGTCGGCCAATGGAACTAAATCTATTTTAACGGATGAAGCATCTGCCATCCTTATATACACAAAAAATGTATCAGATGTTTCATTATTTTCTCCGTATTTCATTCAAACCTTTGCTACTGTTTTAGCTTCTTTTATTGCTTTCGCGCTTACGGGTAGGCAGAAACTTGCTACCGAATTAGAACAAAAAGCACAGTTTATGTTTCTACTTGCAGAAGCCTTAGATGCATCAGAGAAGCAAGAGAGAGTTCCGAGGGATGCCCCCCAGATTAGGGGGAGGGCTTAATGCCTCTTTTAATCCAACCGTCATTTGCTAAGGGAGTTTTAGCGCCCTCTTTGCATGGAAGGGCGGATACTGCTGTTTATCGTGTGGGCCTCTCGCAGGGTACCAATGCTATTATTCATACCTATGGTGGGGTGAGTAATCGTCCTGGTACCATTTTTATTGGCCCGTGTGCTGAACATACTTATGCTCCACGTTTGATACCATTTGAATTTAAAACATCAGATCAATATCTACTTGAATTTGGTAACCTGTATATGCGGGTTATTAGGAATGATGGGTATGTGACCGAGACGGCCTTAACGGGGTGTACAGCAACCGCCACTAATCCTGTTGTTGTAACGAAGACCTCTCATGGGTATAGTGACGGAGATGAAGTATATTTAAGTGGCTTTACCGAAATGGTGGAAGTTAATACTAATCGGTATATTGTCGCCAATAAAACTGCTAATACATTTGAACTAACCAACCAAGCCGACGCTACAAATATTGATGGTACGGGCTTCACTGCTGAAACAACTGGTGGCTCTTCTGCTAAAATATATCAGATTGTCACTCCTTATGCAACAGCCGACTTAGACAATATTAAATATGTTCAGTCTGCGGACACTATGACACTTACACATAGTAACTATCCTGCACAAGACTTAACAAGAACAGCGCATAATGCTTGGACTATTGCGCCGGTTGCTTTTGTTCCCGCGCAAGATCATCCTACTGGTCTCTCTGTAACCGTTAATACCGCCGCCGCCTTAACCAGGATTTATGGTGTCACTGCTATTAAAAACAAGACATTTGAAGAGAGCTTAACAGCTCTAAATACTACAGCTAAAACTATTTCAGGTGCCACTGCGGCTAACCCTGTTGTCATTACCGCCACTTCTCATGGCTTCTCTAATGGTGATGAGGTGGAAATTAATTCAGTTGTCGGTATGACGGAGTTAAACGGTAGAAGGTTTATTGTCTCTAATAAAGCAGCGAATACCTTTGAGCTTTTAGGGACAGACGGAACTGGCTTCACTGCCTACTCTTCTGCTGGAACAGCTAATCAAACATTTGTCAGGATTACAACATCAGCCGCTACAGAAGACAATACTATTGCTTGGACAGCGGTTGCTGGGGCGGAGAAGTACGCTGTCTATCGGAAAGACGAAGATGGATTATGGGGGCTAATTGGGGAGACTGGGGGGGTTAGTTTTGAAGACGATAATTTAGCGCCTGATACGGCTCTCACCCCCCCGATATATAGTGACCCAATAAGCTTAGCTGATACCTACCCAGGAACAACCTCTTATTATGAACAGCGACAGGTTTATGGTGGTAGTGTAACCTACCCTGATACTATTTATTATTCTCGTATTGCGGATAGAACCAACTTTGCTGCGGCTGATCCTGCGGGGGCAGCAGATGCCTTCGATGCCACCCTTGCTTCCAGGCAGGTTAACGAGATTAGGCACCTTGTCCCCCTTAATGATCTATTGGTTTTAACGAGTGGAAGCGAGTGGCGAATTAACTCCGGTCCAGATCAGGCTTTTGAATTAGCAAGTATTCGGCAGAAGCCTCAATCATTCTGGGGGGCTAGTCATCTAACCCCCTTTATCGTCGGGAGTACAGTTTTCTTCGTGGAAGAAAGTAGCGCAGTTGTTAGAACTATGGGCTATTCTTTCCAACTTGATGGGTATACGGGAACTAATATTGGCCTTCTTGCTAATCATTATTTATACAATAATACCATTGTTGACTGGGCAGCACAACATTCCCCGGAAGTTCGATGCTATATGGCACGGGATGATGGCAAGGCGCTAACCTTTACATTTGATAGTGAACAGGAAGTTATTGCCTGGACAGACTGGGCGACAGATGGTAGCTATGAACGAGTTGCTGCTCTCCGGCATAATACTGCTAGCATTGAAGATAGAATTTATTTTGTAGTTAAGCGCACTATTAATGGTAACACTGTTAGGTATGTAGAGAAACTGAGCCCACGAATTAATAATGTTGTTGAGGATTGTTTCTTTGTCGATTGCGGGTTAACCTATGATACTCCCGTAACTATTACTGCCGTAACTGCCGCCAACCCTCCTGTCGTCACCGCTGCCTCCCACGGGTTTTCTAATGGGGATATAGTGGATATAAGTGACATTACTTGGGTGGCTAATGTAGACTCGGATTACGGCAGTACACAGCCTATTCAGGCTATCGGTAGATATAAGGTTGCTAATAAGACTGCCAATACTTTTGAATTAACTAGTGAAGGTTCAGGTTCTAATATTGATGGTAGTGCATGGAACGCTTATGTATCCGGTGGTAAGGTCAGGGCAACTGCTACGGTCTTTAGGGGGCTAGATCATTTAGAGGGTGAAACCCTTGTCGGTAACGCGGACGGGAATGTAATCCGGGGACAAGTTGTTAGTGGTGGAGCAACCACTCTTACACAGGCAGCCGCCCGAGTGCACTTAGGTATGCCCTATATCACAGATATTGAAACACTCGATTTAGAAATCCCCACAGCTAATAGAACTATACAGGGGGTGAAGAAGAAAATCCCCGCTGTAACAATTAAGTTTGAAGCAACTAGAGGGTTGTTAATTGGGCCGAGTAGTTCACTTCTTGATGAAATAAAGCAACGTGAGTTTGAACGTATGGGGGAACCTACACGGCTCTTAACGGGATCAAAACGTATCCCGCTCAAACCTACCTGGAACTCGAATGGTAGGATATGGCTGCGGCAAAAAGACCCGATGCCGTTAACAATTCTTTCTGTTGTACCGGAGGTTGAAGTTGGGGACGTATAGGTTTGTGCCGACTACTAGCGAACATGTATCCTCTTTAATTCAAAACATCCATCCAGATATTGTAAAAGAATTAGAAACATTAGTCGATGCCCCCTTTGAAGTGTCAGTTAGAAAGTGTGTGGAGAGTGCGAACGAGGCATGGACTGCGATTACAGATGACGGTGTAACTTGTATCTTCGGTATTAAGCAGGGTTCCCTATTAAGTAGCCAAGCCTCTCCTTGGTTCCTTGCTTCAAAATATATGAAGAACCATAAAAAGACCCTTCTCTATTTAACCAAAATTGGTTTAAAGTATTGGCAGAATAAGTATGGGGACTTAATAAATTATGTCCCAAGCAACTATCCTGAAACTATTCGCTGGCTTAAGTGGGCAGGTTTTACTCTCTATCCTCCCCTCCCTGTTGGCGTAGGTGGGCATATGATACATAAGATAGAAATGAGAAAGATATGAGTGTTGACCCCGTAACAATAGCCCTGTTCGCCGCCTCCACTGTTGTCACTGCTTACGGGCAATATCAACAGGGTAAGGCTCAGGCGGCGGCTGCACAGTATCAAGCCGCTGTCGCCCGGAATAATCAAATTTTAGCGCAACGAAAGGCTGACGATGCAAGAAAGCGTGGGGAGCTTGAGAGCCACCAGCAAGATATACGCACG